TTGCCGGGGTTCGCCTTCAGCCACTTGGCGCGCATCTTGGCCTTGATGAACTCGGGGATGGCGGCGAGGGTGACCTCAGAGAGCGCTAGAGTCAGCGGCCGCTCGCTTGCGGCGATGGCCAACGGGGTGTCCAGAACGGCCGGCATGATGCGGAGCACTGGCGTGTTGGTGAACGTGGCCCCGCGGTACACGCTTTCCGTCACGTCTCCGGTCACGTTGTCGACGTGAGGTCCAATCTCAACGGATGCGTAGCGGTAACGACCATTGTTCAGGTCGTCGGCGCCGACATCGGTCAGCTCCGACCACGCGACGAGCAGGCTGCCGCCGTCCTTGGTCGGTTCGATGGTGAGACGCTTGGTCCATGCGGCAGCCGGTGCCGATGAATCGTGGCGGCCAGAACTGTCGATGACCGGGTCGGTGCCGAGCACGTGTGCGGCGAAATTGGCGATGACCTCGTCCGCTAGCTCCTGCGTCAGCGGGAGGTCGGGGTACTTTGCCGACTTCCAGTTGCCGATGGGGAACAAGGGGACCGGGATGACGTCTCCCGCCTGGACCTGACCCTTGAACTGCTCGAGGTCAGCGAGGCGGTAGTACTCGGAGAGGACGAGATACTGTCCGGCGGTGTTCATGCGGATGCTCCTTGGTCCTGTGCGATCTCGTAGACCACGAGGCATCTGCAGCGGTCGCCGCCTTCGCAGTCGGGGTTCGGGGTCCAGCCCTCGGCCAGCGTCAGGTCGGTCGTTGTCTCGCCGTCCATGGGCTCGCAGGCGGCGCACGTGGCGCCGTCGAGAAGGGCGCTGTACACGGCGTCCTCAACGTCCTGCGCTTGCGCCTGCGCCTCGTCTGCACGGCCCATCTGCATGAGGTCGGACACGACGCCGGCGAATCGCAAGGCAGCGGCGTCGGACTCGCGCACAATGGCCGTCTCGATCGCGGCCTCAGCGACCGGCACGCCACTGACCACGCGCCCGGCGGCGGTGCTCGCAGAGGCCTGCGACTGCGCAGCAATGGAGCGCGCTGCCATCTCGGCCTGCTGCGCGATCGCTTTGTCCTTGGCGGCGCGCTGGGGGCTCACCTTGGGCTTCTCGGCCGCGGCGATGCGCGCGCCAACGGCGTCAGGCGTCCACGGCTTGCCCGCCTTCTGACGCGATAGCTCGCCCGCCACCTGCTGCTTTCCGGCGTTGTAGAAGTCGGAGAGCACGGCGACGATCTCGGCGGAGAGCTTGTCGACCATGGGCGGCGCGCCCGCTGCGAACTTCGCCAGCTGCCCCTTGTCGGCAGCGATGCGAGCGCGCCGTCCGAGTTCGGCGGCGAGTGCGTCACGGGTGCCCTGCGTGGCCACGCGGACCGCGGTGCGGGAGTCGTCAAAGCGGGACGTCAGTTCGGCAAGGTTCAGGTAGACCTCGACGCCGCGCGGAGGGCGGAGCTCAGCAAGACGGAGACCCGTTACCTCGGGCGACGGTGTGCGTTGCGCCTGACCATCGGTTCCGGCTTGGGTGTGTGCCTCGCTGGCCTGAGCTCCGCCCTGAGGCGGCTGCGTCCCGCCTGCCGGTGGCTTAGGCGGGACGACTTTGGCGGGCGCCGGCGGCAGAGTCTTAGAATCGACCACGACCTGCGCGTCAGTGCCCTCGGGCATGCCAGTCTCGGAGCGCGCCCATTCCTGCACTTCGGGGGACAGCGTGCCGAATGCCTGGGAAAACCACAGCATGGCCTGCGCGAAGGACTTGAGGTCGACGGCCTGCACGGCGCCGAAGCGCAGCTTGGGCAGGTTGTCGTCGCGAGGGAAGTTGTTGGCGATGAGCTGGTGGACGAGGCCGCCGCGAGCGTTGAGCACGTCCTCGCGGCCCTTGGCCTCGGCCTGGATGCCGTTGTTGAACAGGTCGGAGAGAGTCGTGCCGAGGGCGCGGCTGCCGGAGTTGCTCGTGCCGAGGTCGAAGACCTGGGCTTGGCAGACAGAGGTGATCTCGGTGTCACGCTGCTTGATGGCTTCGAGGATGTCTGAGATGTTCGCATTGCCGGTGAGCAGCGTGATCCGCGTGTCGGCCGTGTGGCGGAAGAAGGCGTCAGGCGTGAGCCCGAAGCGGCGCCCCATGTTGTCGAGCTTGACCGCGGTTTCGTTGTCAGGCTCGTCGTCGGTCTCGATGTCAGGCACGCCGCCGAGCTTGCGGGCCATGATCGGCAGCTCGATCTCGAGCTCCTCCTTGATCTTCCAAGGCTTGTACATGGGCCGCATAATGGAGCGGCCGGTGAAGGCGTCGCCCTCCTTCTGGTGAGCAAACCAAACGATCTTCTCGCCGGGTATCGTGCGCTCTCCGCCGTCGATCGGACTCTGCACGACGTGATCTATGGCGCCATCTTTGACGTGGATGTTCTCGACCCAGATGGACGAGGCGGGGCGCAGCGCCAGGCGGCAGCGCGCCTCGCCGTCCTCGATGCGCCAGACGATCTCGAAGCATGAGAAGCCGTAGTCGAGGGAGAGTAGGGAATCCTGCAGGAAGCTGCGCCAAGGGAAGTCTTCGAGCAGTAGGCGCTTGGCGAGCTCTGCCTTGGCGAGCGCGTCCTTATCCTTGGCGTCAGCCGGCTCCATGGTCGCCTGCGCCTGCAGCATGGGCAGGTTCTGGGCCTGGCGAAGGCCCCAGATGTGAGGGTCGCTCCAGCGCATGCGCCGGTAGAGCGTGCCGCCCTGACGACCGCGCAGCTCGTACTTGTACTCGGGGTCGATGAGGCTGGCCGTGCCGTCCTTGGAGGTCGCGTAGGAGATGGAGTTGGAGCCGTGCTCGGTGGTGTCCGGGCCCTTGCCGCCCTCGGCTAGAGACAGCGAAGCCGGACGTTCAGAGCCGAACGCCCAGCGAGCCGCAGCAGTGATGCGGTCGGTGATGGCCACGGCATAAGCCTGCGGCCGGTCGCGTGGTGAAATTGGCTGTAGTTTGCGAGGCTAGAAGCCGCTCGGACGGCTGCCGCTCATGTTCGTTGAGATGCCGCCGCCGGACGACCCGCGGCGCCGGCGGTAGCGGTTCACGTGCCAGTAGCGCAGAGCGTCGAGGGGGTGCGAGTAGATCTTGTGGTCGGTGTCGTAGATGTTGTCGTCGTTGCGATGCGGCTGGACGTTCGCGAGCGCCGCGATCAGGCCGGCGCAGCGCGGGTGGATGATGGCGCGCTGCTCTGGGTCTGGGTGCCCAAGGGACTCCATCATCAGCGTCACGCCGTCGTTCACCTTGCTGGGCTTGCCCTCACAGCGCATGCCGAGGTCACGAAAGACGTCGAACTCGCTGCGCTTGGTCTGCGTATTGCGCGACCTGCCGGCGGGGTCGGAGAAGGGGCCACGCACTCTGGCCCCGAGGTTGTGCTGCGCCAGCTTGGCAAGGATGCCCTCTCCAAAGTCGGTGGTGCGGATCTCTGTGGGCAGGTACTCGTCGAAGACGAACGGCTGACCCTCGGGCGAGATCTGGATGAAGAGCGCCGCCGGATGCGTGAGCCCCCAGTCGACGCAGGTCTCTGTTGCCCAGCTCGGCACGACGTCGAACTCGCGCACGTTTTGGGCACGCTTGAAGCACTTGAAGAAGGCTCCCTCACGAGGCCGGAAGACGTCGGTGATGTCGCGCGCCAGCTCGCGGGCTGCGAGGTCTGGGTCGGCTGCCTCGTCGACGTTCTGCCGGAACCATTCGTCGTCGCGTCGTGGGTCCGCGGTCGCGGGCACGAAGTGCGATCGCCACTTCCCCTTGCCCCCCTCGGCGTTCTTGAAGAGCGTGGCGAAGTCGTCGGCTTCCCCGTCGCCGGTCGAGACGACGTGCACTCGGTGGGCGCCATGCTCAAGTGCCGCGAGCTGCTGCATTGGCCATGGCCAGGAGGCGAACTCGTCGCAGAGAGTCCAGTAGGCGGCGTCTCCGCGGGCGATGTGGCGCGTTGCCGTCTTGGTCTGGAAGCGGCTGCCGTTCTCCAGCGTGATGCTGGTGGTCGTCTTGCCGACGATCGTCGGTCGCCAGGCATCCATCGCCGCGGGCGACCCAGGCAGCACGGCCATGTGCGGCGGGTCGGTGTTGGCGTCGTAGCCCATGAGGATCAGCAGGCGGCGAATCGCGTCCTTGGCGTCGTCGCCGGACTGACGGGCGATGTTGAAGAGGCGGTTTCCGCCGACGATGCCGGCGTGCAGCATTGCTGCCAGCTCCAGCCAGGTGATGCCGATCTGCCTGCCCTTGGGGACCACGAGGAAGCGCTCACGCTCGATCACCTCGAGGGCCGCTCGCTGGTCGGGCCACAGGTGGAAGGGGATGAGGCCGACTTCAGTCGCGCCCTCTTTCTCGACGATCAGGCAGGACTCGATGAAGTCCTCTACAGGGATGGGCCCAACGTGTCGATTCGAGCCCACGAGGGGTTCGTCGATGCGCGCCGCCAGCTCCTGAACGACCTGCTCCTCGGGCATCCGGGCGACGACGCGCTCGATCCTACTCCGCAGCTCCTCGCGCGATTGCGTCGGCTTCACCGAGTACGTCCTCGAGTAGCAGGTCAACGAGCTGCTGCCGGGCCGTGGCGATGTCCACCCGCAGCGGTGCCTTGAGGCCGAGAAGCTCGTCGATCTTGTCCTGCGCGGCGAGCGCACCGGTCCAGTCCCGGTCGTTCATGAAGCGCGTGTAGAGGTCATGCTTGCGCGCCACGGAGCGGCCGAACTCGAGTGGACGCTCGTACTCGCCGACCTTCTCCATGAGGACCGAGGCCTGGGCGATGTAGCGGTCGATCGCGCCGTCGCTCTTCGGCCACGT